GTATAACTTTATATCAAATAGAAGCATTAAAAGATTTCAGTAATGTTAAAAAAGGTGACTTAGGTGGATGGATAGAAAAAGAAACTAATTTATCACAATTTGGAGATGCTTGGGTTTATAGAGATGCTCGGGTTTATAGAGATGCTCGGGTTTATAGAGATGCTCGGGTTTCTGAAAATGCTTGGGTTTATGGAAATGCTCGGGTTTCTGGAGATGCTGAGGTTTATGGACATGCTGAGGTTTATAGAGATGCTCGGGTTTATGGAGATGCTGAGATTTATGGGGATGCTAAGGTTTATGGAGATGCTCGGGTTTTTGGAGATGTTTGTGTCTCTAAATCATATCAGATTAAAAACATAACAGGTTTTACTTATAATATAACAGTAACACCTTTTTACATTTTTATTGGGTGTAAAATGTTTGATATTACAGATTTAGATAAGATACATAAAGAATTACCAGAACATGAGCAATCATGTGTTAAAGCTATTATAGAAGCTTGTTTAGCTGATATGTGGCAAAAGGATATGGAGGAGTAATGGATACTGAAATAAATAATGCTTTACAATAAGTGGTGATAATAAATATACTTTTGGAGGATTTATGAACCAAATATTTGTCACAGTGGTTCTAATTCTTGGTTTAATATGTGAAGTAGGTCATTTAATTGAATGGTATATAAAATATAAAAGATTCTGCGATAAGAAGAATAAAAAGATTAGGAAAAACTAGGAGTGCTATGAAATTAAATAAACCAGTACAAATCAAAAAACAATTCTTTTTAAATCGCTTAGAAGAACTTGAAAGGTTGATCGCTAAAAGTTCTTATATTGGCGAGGATGGCAAAGAATACCTAACTAGTAACCAACTTTATATTAACACTGCTAAAGATAGTGCTGAATTGAATAAACAGATTGCTGAGGAGTTGAATGATTAAATTATTGTTTGAAATTAAACCAGTGCCTAAAGGTAGACCGCGCTTTCGTAGATGGGGTAAAGCATTTACTCCACCAAAAACCAGAGCATTTGAAAGTGAAATAAAAATACTAACAAAACAACAATATAAAAGAAAACCAATTGATACTGCAATCGAAATCAGATTAAAGTTTTACTTTGAAAGATTAAAAAGTAATAAAAACGAACCTCACCCAACTATGACGGCTGGTGACGCTGATAATCTAGCAAAAGCAGTATTAGACGCTGTTGAGGGTGTTGTTTTTGTTAATGATAAACTAGTTACCGAGCTCCATGTTAGAAAACTATTTTCTACTGCTGTTGGTGAGGTTGGTGGTTCTAGTTATATTGAAATGAAGATCAATAAATTATAACAAATGAACTATTGCACAATATGCAATGGTTCAAGAGCATCGTTTTCTAATATCAATATTCTTAATTTCTCTAGTTCAATATCAGATAATATCAATGGATTATCATCAGCAGTTTTTAAAAAGTCTTCTAACAGCTTTAAGTTTGTTTTTTTCATGGTAATTATGTAACACACATTGTTACGAATATACAGCTCTTTTTGACAATCTACTCACCTTAGGCAACAATATTTGTATGCGTGTTAATTAACTCATGTATGGGATCAACCAGCACGGTAAAGATCCTGGGATCACTCCTACTCTCAAGGATGAGATTAGGAGTGTTTCTTCCAGGTTAAAGGAGCTTAACACGCTGTTCCTAAAAGTTAAAAAAACGTACATCCAAGGAAACCATGAATATCGACTAGAGAGATTTATTGCTTCGAAAGTTCCAGAGTTTTTCAATGTGGTAGACTTTCCTAGCTTATTTAACCTAGATGACCTTGGATACAACTTTATACCTTATGGACCCAGCCAAGCTTACAAGGTGGGTGGGTCATCTCTAATAGCCAGACATGAACCGATAGGCTGTGGAGTTCATTGTGCTCATTCAACAGTTGTGAAAGCGTCGCACTCAGTCATATTTGGGCACGTTCACAGGATACAAGAATCACAAATAGTTTCAATTGATGGAGAAAATTACCGAGGCATAGCTACGGGGTGGCTAGGGAATAAAAAGTCTAAAGTTATGCAGTATGTTAAGAACCATTGGCAATGGGCTTTAGGTTTTAGCATTGTCACAATACTAGATAATGGGCTTTGGTTTAACCAAGTGGTCCATATAATAGAAAAGGACAACTTTTATTACTGTATTTTTGAAGGGTTTAAGTACCAGAACTAGGAGTTTTATATGCTAGACCAAAATGAATGTATAAAGCGGTGTGTTAACGACTTTAACCAATATCTAGAAAAGTTGTTAGAGTTTGACACTTCCATTGACACAGAGAACACCCTTAAAATAAGGGACAGATTTATACAATTACTAAATGAACATAACGTGGTGCTGTATTAACTTACATAATAAAATACTAAAAATCTTTGGCTATGAGATTAAAATAATCGAAGGGATTATTGATGAACGTGATAGCGGCGATTTAAACTACTCTGAGGGAGTAATAAACCTAGATAAAAAAGCTAAAAAGAACTCTAAACTGCATACACTATTGCACGAGCTGGGACATGCTGTATGTAGACGTATCAGCTTCAAACAAGCATTAGATGAACAACTAGAAGAAACGATTGTAGATTCTTTTGCAACTTCGATCGTAGAAAATTTTGATATAAAACTGAGAGTTAAAAAAATCCTAATCAAGGAATGATTTAAATGAATACTTCAATTTATCCTGTTGATTTGGATATTAACCAATATGAGTATAATCTACAGAAAACTACTCATATTGTTGCGCTCATGAGTAATAACTGTTTTTTTGTGCTTATATCGTATAATCTAGCTAATTAGAATCACACATATTTACACTTGTTTATGTCACCATTTAAATTTGACATATTATCTTTACATTACGGCGATAGATGAAATTTTAAGATTATGGACTAATCATATGATTATTCTTATGTAAGTTAATCCTATAGTTCTTACTTATACCATTACTACAACTCTCCTTGTACCTGTAACACATTGAAATAACAGTTCTATGTAAAGATATGTAAAGTTGCTACAATAATCCTCTAATAAGTTGTATCAAACACCATATCTATCCTTTGGCACTATTAGCCGTTTAGTGCCAATCGACAGAATCTCTAGGAGTAGTGTAAACTAAACGCTACAAATAAGCTAAAATGGATAAAATAGGCTAAAAATGTAAATTAAAGTTTACATAAAAAGGAAATAAAAAAGAGTAGAATTACCTGTAGCCGTATCTAAAAAAGTCTGGCAAAATATCGATTCTTAAGTTCTTACGGATTTCTTCCCTTGCGACAGCAAATAAAAAAAAGAGTAGACATCAGGTTGTGAAACAAGCTGATAGGGCGCAGCCCGGTGGCTGTTAATTCTTTTCTTTTCCTAATATTAGTTCACGGGCACTACTTTACGCTTATAAAACCGCCACATACTTTGTACCAATGGGTTAAACAACTGGTACAAATTCTTCTCTTTTCCATAACAACATAGTTAAGAATCTATCGAAAATATCGAAAATAGTGTCGGAAATTTGACAGGTCGTTATTTAATTCATCAATAATAAAGTTTTCTGGCTTCAGAGATCCTATTTTAATACCGAGGTGTGTTTAATGGTTATAAAGAATAAAGGTGGACGACCTAAAAAAGATTTCGACTGGAAAGTATTAGACAGCATCCTACAATTTGGCGCATCTTCAATCGAATGTGAAGAGTTAATGGGATGTTCATTCCCTACTATTAAAAGAAGAATTAAAGCTAAATGGGAAATAAGTTTTGAACAGTATCGTTTTAAAAAACAATCAAGAGCTAAGCAAAATCTAAGACGTAAACAATATGAAACGGCAATGGCTGGTAATGTTACGATGCAAATTTGGCTCGGTAAACAATGGTTAGGTCAAAGAGATCGTCCAGAGTCAGAAGATGAAACCAAAGAAATTATAGTAACTGTTTTTAAAGACGAGGTAGGTCTGTAATTAATAAATGGAATTTAAAAGAACTGATAAACAAATAGAAGCCACTAAATATCTAACAGATGAAGCTATTAAATTCTTTATGGCTTACGGTGGGAGTCGATCAGGTAAAACATTTCTATTATTAAGAGCTATTATTATCAGAGCTAGTAAATGTAAATCTAGACATCTTTGTGTAAGAAAACATTTCAATGCAATTAAAACCTCTATTTGGATGGACACTTTACCCAAACTATTAGCATTATGTTTTCCTAATCTTTTAAAAATAAATGATTTTAAGAATCAAGACTATTTTATTAAATTACCTAATGGATCAGAAGTTTGGTTTGCCGGGTTAGACGATAAAGTTAGAACCGAGAAGGTATTAGGAAAAGAATATTCAACTATATTTTTTAATGAAGTATCAGAGATTAGTTACTCATCAATTAATATTGCATTAACCCGATTAGCTGAAAAGAATGATTTAATTAATAAAGCGTACTTCGATGAGAACCCACCAGAAAAAAGCCATTGGTCTTATTCAGTATTCATATTAAATAAAGAACCAGAAGAATGGAATGATATTGATGCTGATTCGTATGCATATATTTTAATGAACCCACAAGATAATATTGAAAATATTGATGAGGGGTATATTAAAAATATCTTAGATAGGTTATCTAAAACAGCCCAGGTTAGATTTAAACATGGAGAGTTCCAAGACGCTGCCGCTGGTGCAATCTATCATGCTTTTACAAAAGAGCTTCATGTTAAAGAATTTAAAATAGACAAGACGGCAATCACCAGGGCTGGAATGGATTTTAACGTTAACCCGATGACCGCCCCAATAGGGTATATAGCTGATGACACAGTTTATATTCATAATGAGATACACGAAAAGAATTCTAACACTCCTAAAGCTGGTAAACTAATCTTAGATAAGTACGGATATATTTCAATAGTGCCTGATTCAACAGGTAATGCCAGGAAGACATCTTCTAATAAAACTGACCATCAAATATTAAGAGATATGGGTCATGAGGTAATATTTAACACCAACCCACCACGCGAAGATAGATTCAACACAGTTAACCATCTGTTTGACAACGAAAGAATTATAATCCATCCTAGATGCAGAATGTTGATTAAAGATTTGGAACAATTAACTCACGAGAATGTGGATAATAAACAATTAAACCTTGGGCATATCAGTGACGCACTAGGATACTTATGTTGGAAATACTTTCCATTAAAGAAACCACAAAAGAGATCTAAAATTTACCAACGATAAAAGGATAAATTATGGCAATAAAAGAATATGAAAACATTATTAAATACGTAAGAAGTAATGAAGATGTAATTGTACATAACGATTTGTTATTCAAAATTAGAGAGGGGGATTTAATAACCCAACTCCTGGCTAAAATACAAATGCAAATGACAGCTCCAAACTCCGCTAAGTTCGCATCACAAAGAGCTGCACCAATTAATGTTTTAAATAAGATTATCAGTAAATTAAGATTATATTCAAGCCCACCTATTAGAACAACTGCTAAAGAATCTGATCAAGATCTCATTAGATATTACGAATCTCTAGGAGTTAACAGACATTGGAACAATTGTAATAATGGCTATAATACTTATAAATGGTCAACAATGGAATTGTTTGAAGATAAAGAAATAAAGCAATTGAATTTTAGAAGTGTACCATCTCACCAGTTTCTTGCTTACTCAGACAGCATAGTTAACCCACTCAGAACAACTGCTATTATTAAATTTATGGGTAAAAGATCCCAAGCTAATGGATTGGAAAAAGAGAGGTTCTTTGTTTTTACAAAAGATAAATTTATCAGCATCAACAGTGACGGTGACTTAATGCATGAAGATCTAGATGGCAATGGTGGGGTTAACCCATTTGGTGTATTACCATTCACTTACGTATCTAAGAGTGATAATCTACTAGTGCCGCTTGCTGACTCTGATACCCTTGCAATGAGTTTGTTAATTCCATTGCTGATTACAGATGTAAATTTCGCGTCAATGTTCTTAGCTAACCCAATCATATATGGAATAGATCTGGACTTGGAAAACTTCCCACTTGCACCGAACTTGTTTCTCGATCTTAAATCAGAAGATGATAAGAAGCCTGAATTGGGTGTGATAAAAGCTGAACCAAATATTCCAGCACAATGGCAAAATGTAATTAACCAATTGACAATGTGGTTAGAAACTATTGATATCCGACCGGGCACAATCGGGCAACTAAATTCATCCTCTGCCTTCGCTAGTGGGGTAGCTAAGATAATCTCTGAAGCTGATACAATTAACAATAAGAAGACACAACAGACAGTATTTATTGAAGCTGAAAAAGACTTCTGGCAAAAACTAGCTGTGATGCACAATAAACTAGCTAAAGTTGGTAGAATTGAGAACAGACAACTCTTTAGTGATCCTGAAACATTAGAAGTTAACATTGAGTTTGTTGATGAAAAGGTTATTGAATCTAGATTCGATAAGGTTCTTAGGTTAAAAGAAGAGGTTGGTGCTGGCTTAAATTCACGTAAAGGCGCAATAAGGGAATATAGAGCGCAGTTAAGTGAAGATGAAATAGATAAGCTAATTGTTGAAATTGATGAAGAACGGACAATAATTGTCCCAGATGAACCAGAAGTAATAGAATAATATGGCAAAGCAGCAAAAGTTCACATTAAAAGTAAATCCTAAACATACTAGCACTGAAAAGAGGGCTATAGCGCAAGACGTTATAGATCACATTATTGAGAGGACACTTAAAGGTAATGATAAGCGAGACAACCCGTTTAAACCATACTCAGGTAAAAACAGAAGTGGTAAATATTCAAAGTCTTATGTTGACAGCTTAGACTTTAAAAGTGCTGGTAAAAGTAAAAACAAACTCAACTTACAACTATCTGGTGATATGTTGGCATTTATTGAACATTTAGATTCGAAACGAGACGAGATAACTATAGGGTTTAAGCGTGGAAGCGAGGAGAACGCCAAAGCAGAGGGCAATATTCTTGGAACATACGGCAATAAATCACCAGTTACAAAAGGTAGAGACTTCTTAGGGATAACTCAAAAGAAATACAAAGAAATCTTAAGTAATTATCCCTTGAGATCCAAGCCTGGTAGTGAACTTTCAGCAGCACTTATCAGAGAATTAAGTGTAAAACAGTTTCTAGATACTGAGGCAAAAGCGCAAGAGATCAGCGAAAGGATTGGACTAGAAGATGTCTCAGGAGCACTTGATGCCAGCTAGTCTTAACCAACAATTCGATAGGATTATTAAAAATATTAAAAAAGTATACAACACAGTAACAGGTCGTACCCAAATGCAAAAATTTGGGGATCTTGCAGCAGATATGATTAGAGTAAGAACAAGGCGAGGTTACGGTGTAGGCAGTAATAATGGTCCAGAAGGGAAATTTAGACCGCTTGCTGATTCAACAGTAAAGAGAAGGAAAAAAGGTTATCCCCCTAAAATAGATAGACAGAAGACTAGTGTTAAGCGATCTAATTTAACCACAACTGGTGAGATGTTGGACTCAATTAAGGCAAAAGCTAAAAAGGCAACAGCTTTAATATTATTAAAAGGTTCTAGGAATAAAGAATTAGCAGATATACATCAAAACTTAGGGGCTGGTAAAACTAAAGTTAGACGC